TTGGGCTTGCGAACTCCAGTAACCACTGGCGCGGTTTTACGCGCTGCGACCCTACGTAGCTCTGCCACGGTAATACGCTGCGCGTCGCTGATCGTATTGAGGACATCGCCATGCGGGAAGCTGGCGTGGATCGCTTGTAGTTGCTTGATCATGGTGGCGACCAATGCCACTGCGCGCTCGGGATCTAGCGCCCGCGCTGCCAATGTATCATTGGCGTATTGGGTTACCTGCGCCACGGTCATTAGATCGTTGCCTTCAGCCGCTTGACCAAGCAATCCATTGGCATTGACGAGTAACTGGTACTGGCGCGACCACATTTTGCGGACAACGCGGTCTTTCGCAGTCTTATCGTTTTCCGATGCCCACGCGTCGCGCGCCAATTGCACCAGGTCGCGAACGTGAGCGCGAACCTTGGGATGCATCGCGCGCTTCATCTCGGTTGCAAAGGGTCCGAGCGAGATTGGCTTGAGCGAGTTGTACCGTTCGACGAATACGCTGATCGCGTCCTTAACCGCTGTCTCGATTTCTGCGGTGCTGGCCGCGGTCTGGTGCGACACGCCAGCCAATACGATAAACAAATCCTCGCGCCGGCCCGCGCTGTCGCTGGTCGCATCCTCGACTTGCTCTTTCGTGTTCTTCCATACGTCCAGGCCCTTGAGTACTGCGCCCTTGAGCTGGGTGGCGGCCGATGTTGTTTGATCTGTCACTGTGTGATGTCCTTTGGGGTTACGAGAAACAGGGTTCTCATTAATGCAGTGAACTCTAAATTCGGACGGCTTAAAACCGTTGTAAGCCATGGGGGCGCTATTGGACCAGTGCGCGCGGCCACGGCCGGCCACGTTGGACATGGCTATGCCACCCCCGCGCGCCGCCACCTTAGATGCCTAGACGCGAGTACTCAAAAACCCTGGTTACAAAAAACCTTGTTTACATCGGGCGCAATGCGTGATATCGTATTTAGGCTGCAGTCAGCCACAGTATCAGTGTGTACCACCAGTAGCGAGCGTCGTGGCGCAGAAGCAGGTGCCCGGGCACCACACTGCGCCGCACTGCGGTGCGCCGCCGGTCCGAGAAAGGGTCGGCGGCAACCCGCTTGACACGTCTGCGCGCGACGCGCTAAAATCTCCAAGCATGGGTATGGCACCGGAAATCAACTGGGGCTGGTCGGCGCTGAACGAGGTTGCCGCGCTGAAGCTCCGCGTTGCGGAGCTGGAGCGTCGAGTTGCGCAGCTCGAGGCCTCCGAAGCCTCGGCGAAGGAGGCCGCGCGGTCGGGTCTTGACGTCCCACGCGCGACGCGCTAGGCTCTCTCGTTTTTCCAACGGGGGTTGTTGCCATGTCTAAAATTCTCGTCAGCACCGCAGCGTTGGCTCTGCTGGCCAGCACTACTGCCCACGCAACCCTGATGCTGTCGGTGACCGACAATGGGGTCGCGATACCCGGCTGCGCTGCAACCTCCGCCAGCCCGTTGTCGGTAACCTGCAGCGACGCCAACTTCAGCGCCATCCAGATATCAGCCCAGGGCACGCCGACTGTACCCAGCCCAGACCTTGGGACCATTCAAATCTCAGCTACTGCGGGAGCCCTCGCAGCCACGCATGTGCTGGATGCGATGGTGACCCAGACCGGTCTCAGTGGTTTCACCGGTAGTCTGAGTTCCACCACCTTTACCGAGAACAGTCTCATTGGACTACCCGGTCCCACCACCTTCGACATGATCTTCAACGGGACCACCATCGCTACTGCTACCCTGCCTGTGTCCGCAGCTCCCCAAACTGCAGGACCCTTCATCGTGCCTCTAGCTGCCATCCCCGGCGGCTTTACCGATGAACAAACTATTTCTGTGGATTTCGGCCCGAGCATCGCGACCCAGCAGAGCGAGACGGGGGCGCAATTCCAGGCGATCTCGGCGAGCGTCCCCGAACCGACTTCGTTGGCTCTCCTGGCTTCGGGGCTTTTCGGGCTCGGGTTCCTCTACCGGCGCCGCCAGGGTCGGGGGTAGACTGAGATCGTCGCGACGGTGCAGCCAAGACCGGGGAGTTGTACCAAACTGCGCGAGCGGCGTCGCGACGCAGCCGCCGGGGTCGAGAAAGATCCCGGCGGCATCGTTTCCGGGCTTCTCCGGAGGCCGCTGACCGCCCATCTCGAAGTTTCCGGGGCTCCCGCCCCCCGAACCCGACTTGGCCCCTTGGCGGCCTTCGGAGAGGCTTCTACGCTAAAGCTTCGAAGCCCTTCGGGCGAAGTAGCTCGAAGCCCTTCGGGCGAAGTAGCTCGAAGCCCTTCGGGCGAAGTAGCTTGATTTCTCCGGCCTTCTCGAGTAGGATCGCCCTCGGTCAAGACGGGAGTGACCGCCCTGCGAAGCCTTGGCGTAGCAGGGGAACAACCCCGTCATGCCGTGGGCGCGTCAACCTTTGCTCAGGCTCCGCGCGCCGCGACGGCTTACCCTGCGTAGCCTTGGCGAAGCAGGGCCGTATCCACGTCAGTACCCCCTGAGAGCCGCCCCTACGGGGCGGCTCTCTTGGGAGCTGGGGGGCTACTTTCTCCGCAAGTCGAGGGCGAATCGGGAACGGATCAGGAATCACGTTTCCTACTGCCGCCGTTGTACGGTACCCAGCCGTTGGCGACCCGCTTGTGGTACGCTACCTTGGTTCCACAACTGCGCGAACAGGTTTTGACTGGGCTGTAACGGTTGGCTCGGTACCACGCTCCGCATTCGATGCAGATACGATCTTCGTCGTCGACCCCGGATAGAATTCGCGCTTTTGTCTGGCAATACGGCGAGCAGAACCCGCGTTTGCGCGCTCGGGCGTGACCTGTGTAGGACTTGCCGCACTGAGTACATTCGAAAGTTTCCTCGACTGCATTCTTCCAGCTGTCGCGACCGTGCTCGACGTGCCATGCGCGCCCTTCGTCGCTGCGATGCCACTCGGCGGCGTCCGGAGCGTGATTGCGGATGTGGACCGAGCGTTCTAGCAGCTCGAGATTGTCGATTGCATTGTTGCCCCGGTCGTGGTCGATATGGTGGACATGATGATCGGCTGGAATAGGACCACGATAATGTTTCCACACGGCACGGGCCATTGCCTCCCCACGCCGGTCAAGGAAGTAGCCGGCCTTGTTCTGGTAGTACCGTTTGCCAAGAAATTCCTGCCAGGTCGTCATCAGGTAGATATAGCACAGGGCATTCAGTTATGTCCACCCCGCCGCGGTGACCCGCTGGTCGTTGCCGGTGAAGTTCTGAGAAAATCGTCGTTCTCTATTCATTACGCGGCCGGTAAGATTAGCTTGAGTACCGAGGCAGGCGTATTGTAGGCTGTCTATTATATCGCTAAAAGGATGGAGTTTTTCAGGTGTATCATCTAATTGTCCGTCGCGTCTTCTTCGATATCGGTATTTGTTACCTAGCGATGAAATCAATACGGGACACCCTGCTCGATTTATTTGCAGCGCTGGTTCACCCATTACTGTGGTGCGCAGTAATCGCTCTACCGCTAATAATCTTGGTTCTATCGAGTTCGTGCTCGCCGGATAGGCCAGAAAACCCTTCTCCTTTAAAATATCAAAAGGACTTTCCTCCGTCACTTGGCTCTTCTGACGACCGGCCGGGTCCCCCACTACAAATACACGCTTACCCAGAAACGGAGGGTTCAGAAGAATAGGCTTGAGGTGTTCATCGACCATCTGTATTAATCCCATTTGGTCTGTTATTATTTCCTTGAAGACTAGCAACCGGCCATAGTTATCGTGTTGACAGATTACAGCGCACGGCGTGCGTCCGAAATCTAACCCCACCATGATCGGTTTATTGGGGTTGACGATCACCTGCATGTCCTTGACGTGGGTTGGAGCATGAAAGGTACGTCTAAAGACGGCCTGCCCCTGGTTGCTCACACCCCACTGAGATTCTACATGGACAGCGCTCCAGTCCGGGTCGCGGTCGTGCATCAGTTCTTCGTAATATCCCGGTGGTAAATTCTCGATATTCTCAGCCTCTTGGCTGAGCCCGCTGGGCTGATGATAGAGTTTCCAGTTGGGCGTGGGATTTAAAACCAACCTGTCATGGTACGCGCTCTCGGTGTCCCAGGGATTTGTATCGGCTATTATCCCGTACCAATCCGGTCCTCCCAGGGCTTTGCTGGGATATCTTCCAACCCTTCCCAATAGCGGACCTATGATATCTATCGGCACTTCTCTCAGCTCGTTGATCCATGCCCCAGTGAGCTGCATCGAGAGTAATCTTCTGACGTCCTCCTTGCTGTCCAACGGTATGAGCATCCAGTCCGAATGTACTGAAGTTCTATCGGGTAAATGAAGTCTAATCTGTAAAGTACTATCGGTTACGTAGTAGTGACAGCAGTTACCCAGATATTGCTGAGCGTCGGCCAGCACGGTCTGGCGTAGTTGTTGAAGTGTGTTCCTGATAAGCGCATACCTCGTATACCTGACCCCGTTGGACGCTCGCTGCGTGCACGCGCGCTTGAGCAGCTCCATGATACAGCCCATCGTCTTACCGCTGCCCAGTGGCCCGACCAAAACCCTGATCCTATGCTCTTGGTCCAGCATAAACTTCTGGATGGTTTCAGCGGGGTTGTAGTCCATGGGTGATACCCTCCGAAGCTCTCTGCTACGCCAAGGCTTCGCAGAGCATAGTTAGCGAAGGAGGGTCAGCGCATCAATACACCGCCGCTGAACACCGCGAGGCCCAGACAAATGAATAGTACTAAATAAACTACATGGGGTGTCCACGGCGGGGCGTGCGCGCCCCACGCGCCCCATGGCGGGCCGATGACAAACGTCAAAATCAACAAAACCCAGAAAAGAATTTGCACGACGAGCATCACGTCTCTCCTTCCTGAAAATCGTCGAGCAGCTCGTTGGCCGGCGGACCGGGGATCTCGTCTGCATCGAGCACCGTCGTACCACTGATTTTGGTCGATTGTCCATTCCTGAAATTAATATTAAGCACAAACGCGGTCCCACTGGGACCAGTAGCTCCAGTGCCACGTCGTTCTGCCGGCATGCCGTCCACTCCGGCGCCTCTTTGTATTTGTTTAAATCCGTCGATGCGTGCTGAAACCGGTGTCCTATTGTCCGCCACGAGGTTGTGCATCGGGGCTATCAGGCTTTCAGTAGCGTGTAAAAACCGCATCCTGACCCTAGTCTCTACCGACTCGTCTGAATCAAACAATGCGCGCAGCTTTTTGGCCTCTGCCAGGATCACTGGGTGGTCCAGTAAATACCCATGCAGCT